CAAGTACTGTAGAGTTATTTAAAAGTACATTGTTTTTTGGTAAAGGTACAGAGTTAGTATTTACTGCACCTTATTCAGATACAGATTTTGATCCTGCAAATGGTGCAGGTAGTATAGGTCTTAACTCTGAGATAACAGGTTTGAAAGTTTATCGTGATGCATTAATAGTATTTTGTCGTGATAAAATTATGAGGCTAACTGGATCAAGCTCTGCTGATTTTACATTGAGTGCAATTACAGAAGACCTTGGTTGTTTAAGTGCAGATACTATACAGGAAGTAGGTTCTGATGTTATGTTTCTTGGTCCTGATGGATTACGTACATTAAGTTCTACAGAACGTATTGGTGACTTTGGAATTGATGTAGCATCTAAAAATATAAGACCAACAGTAACCGAAATGCAAACTTTTGCACAAAGTTTTTCAAGTACTGTGATAAGAGGCAAAGCTCAATATAGATTATTTAGTTATGTAAGTGGTGAAACTGTAGATGTAGCTAAAGGCGTACTAGGAACAAAGTTTGTAGATCAAGGTGGTACAGGTTTTCAGTGGGGTGAGTTAAAAGGATATAAATGTTATATAACAGATTCTCAATATATTGGAGATAATGAATTTATAGTATTTGCAAATACTGATGGATATATTTATAGAATGGAGAATGGTACATCAAGAGACAGTAGTAATATAAATGCAATATATGAATCTCCATTTATGCCAATTACAGACCCACAAAAAAGAAAAACATTTTATAAATTAGACTTATATATAAAACCATTTGGTGCAGTTAATGTTGTTGCAGGTGTAAGATATAATCAGAATGACAGAGATAAAATACAACCTGCTACATTTACATTATCTGCCAGTGCAGGTGGTGGTGGTTTTTATGGAAACAGTACAGCTATATTTAATACGACAACATATGGAGAACCAAGAACACAATCATTTAATAATAATATTGTGGGTTCAGGTAATACGGTAGCATTACGAATAGAAGATAATAGTTCAGATGCGGCATTTTTGTTAGATACAGCAATACTCGAATATGCTGAAAACAATAGGAAATAAAGGAAAGTCTTATGGGTACAGGCTATGTAAGAAATGATACAGCTAATAATATTGCTAATGGTAATGTTATTAATGCTGACGATTTAGATGGTGAGTTCAATGCTGTAGAAGCTGCATTTAATAATAGTTCAGGTCATACCCATGATGGTACTACATCTGAAGGTGCTCCCATTGAAGTAATTGGTCCTAGTCAAGACATAGTTGCTACAGCTTCACTACTACGTCCTAAAACAAATAATGCAGTTGATCTTGGTACTACAAGTTTAAAGTATAAAGATTTACATATGGCAGGTACTGCAGCTATAGCCACTAATGCTACAGTAGGTGGAACACTAGGTGTAACTGGTGCAACTACTTTAAGTGATACACTGGCAGTTACAGGTAATCAAACTAACACTGGTAATCTTACAGTAAATGGTAACACTACACTTGGTAATGCAGCATCTGATACAGTAACGGTGACTGCTGATGTGGCTTCAAATCTTATTCCTTCTGCTGATAACACTTACGATCTGGGTGCTAGTGGCAGTGAGTGGAAAGACCTCTATGTTGATGGCACTGCCAATATTGATACTGGCTCTATTGATACTGCAAATGTGGGAACTTTAGCCGTATCAGGTAATAGTACATTACAAGGTGATCTTACTGTTAATGGTAGCATAAGTGGTTCTGGTTCTATTGTTGCAACTACAGCAAATTCACTGACAACTGCACGTACAATTACAATTGCAGGTGCAACTGCAGGTGCAGCTAACTTTGATGGTTCAGATAATATAACTATAACAACAAGTGGTCTTACACTTGGTGGTACAGCAGTTACATCTACAGGTGCAGAGTTAAACATACTTGATGGCGTTACAGCTTCCACTGCAGAGTTAAATTTATTAGATGGTGTAACTACAAGTACTGCAGAATTAAACTTTGTAGATGGTGTAACATCTGCACTACAAACTCAACTAGATGCAAAAGTTGACGAAACACATACAGGTGATGTTGACATTACTGGTGAACTTGTGGTACAATCTTACAATGAAACATATCAAAGTGTTTCATCATCAAGTGGTACAACAACTATAAACTGTGAGACTGGTAATGTGTTTGCATCAACATTAAGTGAAAATACAACATTTACCTTTACTAATCCACCTGCTAACAATACAGCATATGGATTTAGTTTAAAAATTGTACAAGATGCAAGTGCAAGTGGGTATACTATAACATGGCCTACAACTATAGATTGGCCTAATACAACTGTACCAACACTTACTAGTATTGCTAATGCAATAGATCAGTTTGTATTTTATACGCATGATGGTGGTAGTAACTGGTATGGTTTTTTTGCAGGTAAAAATTTAGGATAATATAAAATGAGTAACATTAAAAAGTTAATGATGACTGCAGCATCAGCAGGTGGTGGTTTAAACGTTGAAAACGTTTTTTATGCTACTCCGTTTCTTGGTAGAAATGCTTGGCATCCAAGAGTTCCTGGTGTTCCATTAACTAATGTAGGTGCAGGTTCTTCAACAAAATTTGATGGATCAAATGATTATCTAACTCGTGGTTCTTTTAGTGGAGAGGCAGATGGAAAAACTTTTACGTTTAGTGCATGGATAAAATTTGATGACGATGCTGATTCAGCAGTATTTTCTTCAGATACAAATGGTGGAGGAAACGGTTTTAACGTTTTAATGCAAGGTCGATATTTAAATATTTATGGATATGCTTCAAATGGTTCTGCGAGTTTTTCTTTAAGAGTCGATAGAGATTCTGTTCCAATAGGAAGATTTTTTCATTTACTAGTTTCTGGTGACTGTGCGTCAGCAGCTAGAAAAGTTAGGATAGACGATATAGTACCTACTATATATCAACAATCAAGTAATAACGCAGATATAGATTTTACAAGAGGTATAAATAGAATTGGTGTTAGGTACACAGACTATAAGTTTGATGGTAATTTAGCACACGTATATTTAGATTATACATATAGAGATTTAGATACAGAATCTAACAGAAGATTATTTATAACTTCTGACTATGCTTCTACTTCCACTTCAACACTTACGGCTTTAAATCCTATAATGTATGTTCCCCTAACTTCAGATTACACCGTAGGAAAAAACTTAGGTACAGGTGGTGACTTTACCTTAAATAGTTCTCCTGCAATAGATACTACTCTAGGAACAGACATTGATCCAGATATTGATCCTTCTGCAGTAGGGGGATTAGTGTGGACTAAAAATAGAGATGATGCAACTGACCATATTTTTACAGATACAGAAACCTTCAGACAAGCTAAAGTAGGTGCTTATGTATCAACAAGTGATACTTATGGAAATCAGCCCCAAAAAACAGATAGAACTTTTATTCAAGGATTTACAAAAACAGGATGGGCACCTGGTAAGTCATCTAGCACAAACTCTACTAATCAAGATATGGCTGCTTGGGTTTTTAGGAAAGCCCCTAAATTTTTTACAGTTGTTACTTATACAGGCAACGGAAGCACTAACGGTCATACAATCTCACATGATTTAGGAACAGATGTAGGGTTTATGGTTATAAAAAGACTAGATACTTATGGAAATTTTTGGTGTTGGCATAGGGGATTTGCAACAAATTATAAAATAGGCAGGTTAAATGATGATGATGCATTTGGCAATGATAATGGTAGTTATTTTGGCGGTAACAATGGTCCAGGTCATGTTGCCCCAACATCAACTAATTTTATGGTTGGCGGTCATGGTGACGTAAATGCAAGTGGTGGAGAATATGTAGCTTATATATGGGCGCATAATGATAGTAATGGTGATTTTGGTGTAAACGGTGATCAAGATATTATTAAATGCGGAGGTTACACAGGTGGTTCTGGTAACACAGAAATTACATTAGGCTTTGAACCACAGTTTCTTTTGATTAAAAGAGTAGATGCTACAGAAAATTGGTTAGTAGCTGACACTACTCGTGGTTTACCTAATACTGGAGATGATGTATATACCCAAGGTTTTGCAGAACTTTTAGTAGATTGGGGTAGTTATGCAGAAGCTACGCCTAGTTATTGCGGTGTTACGCCACTTTCTACAGGGTTCAAGGTAAGAAGTGGTTTAGATGCTTTGTACTCCACTAATGGAGGTAAATATATTTATGTAGCAATACGAAAAGGGGACATGGGTATACCTACTTCAAGTGAAGGTGTATTCAATGTAAAATCACAAACACCTATACAAAGTGCTACTCCAACTAATGTATCACAAGATATGAGGGTTGACCTATTATTGCAAGCACAACATACACACGCAAATCTCCCACAGACTTATTTATGGGATAGGAGTAGAGGTCATAGAACTAATTTCAGAACAGATTCTACTGCCGCAGATGATGTTCGTAACAATGATTACTATCCGTACATGGATTACTACGATAGAATAAGGGATAATTGGAGTTATGGTGCAGGTTCAGTTCCAAATGACATGGTATATTGGACTTGGAAACAGGCCGCAGGTTATTTCGACATCGTTTGTTATGATGGTACAGGAAGTGTAAGAACTGTAGCCCATAATTTAACAGTTGCTCCTGAGATGATGTGGGTAAAAAGACGAAATTCTGTTGGCGGTGGGCTTGTTTATCATTCTGCATTAGCAGATTCAGAAAATTTGCAACTTTTTGGAAATGGCAGTGATGCTAAATTTACTTACACTGGAAACTGGAATAGTACTGACCCCACAGAAACAGTTTTTACATTAGGGGTTAATGGTAATGTAAATGGAAGTGGCGACAGATTTATAGCCTATTTATTTGCGACAGCACCAGGAGTAAGTAAAGTAGGAAGTTATACTGGGAATGGTAGTAACCAGACGATTGACTGTGGATTTAGCAGTGGTGCTAAGTTTGTGTTAATTAAACGGGTAAGTGGTACTGGAAACTGGTATATAGTTGACACAGCACGTGGCATTGTTTCAGGGAACGATCCTTATCTTAATTTAAACAGTGGTAGTGCTGAAGTATCGTCTGAAGATATTGTTGACCCTGCATCATCTGGCTTTATTGTTAATCAAACAGGTGGTGCAGAAATTAATATTTCTGGTGATACATATATTTTCTACGCAATCGCAGCAGCATAACAATCAAACTCATAAGAAAGGATCAATCAAATGGGTGAATACAGAAATAGAACAACAGGTGAAATAAAAACACAAGGTGAACTTAGGCGTGACAATCCAAACATGTCTATGCCAAGAGTGTGGGGTGACAATGTGCATGATGCACTTAACGTAGACCCTATATTTGCTGTACCAAAACCCACAGAGGGCATCGGGCAATATCAATTTGTTGCTCGTAATGGTGTAGTACAAGATGCCAAGGATAACTGGGTGGAAGCTTGGGAAATCAGAGACATGTTTGCTGATACCACAGACGAAGATGGTAAGAAAACCACTAAGTCAGAGCATGAAAAAGCATACCAGACACAGTTAGATACTGATGCAGCAGAAAGTAATCGTAGACAACGTGATAAACTTATTGCAGAAACAGATTGGTGGGCATCATCCGATTTAACAATGACCTCTGCTCAAACAACGTATCGTCAAGCATTACGTGATATAACTAAACATTCTAACTGGCCTCACCTTGAAGCAGATGACTGGCCTACTAAGCCATAGGGTATAGGATATGGCTGACATTAAACTAACATCAGAAGAAATAGAGGCAATGCTAGACAACGCAGCTAGGCGTGGTGCTAAAGAGGCATTACGTTCTATTGGGTTACTTGATGATGATGCACAAAAAGATATACTAGAAATGCGTAACTTGATAGAAGCATGGAGAGATACACGTAGAAGTATATGGAGTACTGTAGTAAAGTTAGCTACAGTTGGAACACTAACATTCATAGCAGGTGCTGTTTGGATGACATTTGGTAAG